CGTCGCCCGCAGTACTTATACCCACTAAGTAATCATCGACGCCGGTACCGCCGTCTATAGTCCAGTTGTATAAACCAACTAAGCTACCACCATGTTTAAACTTGTTACCGAACTGAAATTTAGTAGCTTGTCCTGCTATCGCTCCTATATTTAAATAGTAAGAGTCACCTGAATTTTTCTTAACCATCCAAACGCGTTGCTTATGAACCATTATAAAAGAAACAGAAGCCGCCGTAAGGCCGGTAAAATCAGTAGTCTGCGCCCAAGTGTCAGCATCAGCGTCAAAAGTAAACAGACCGTTTTCCGAGTCCGCGAAAAATATAAGTTGCTCAGCGGCATCGGTATTGTACTGCGTGAAAACACCGTCGCCGGCTTTACCTGTTACGGTGCTAAACGAAACTTTTAAAGTAGGGTTGTTGTAAGTAGATACGTCCCAAATACCTTCGTTTGTAACTGCAAAAAGCCGATCATCGTCGGGGTTGCCGCTAGCTGACTCAAAAGGTATTAACGTTTTTAAGCCAGTCAGGTTGCCTTCATCTTTATCTAAATCTATGCAATGTTCTGCGTACCCACTGCGGACTTTCATACCGTATTCATCAGCTAGTAAGTTGTAGGTATAAATTGCTACCATAGGGTTGCTATCAGATAAAGTGACTCGCCCGTCCATACCTCCTTGCGCAGGCGGTAAAGTCGCCACTTTCATAGTGGCGTTGTTAGGTCTGTTTGATAGCCCTTTACGTAATGCCATAATTTGTATCGCTTGTGTTAAAGGAATTTAACAGTGGCACGCCAAAATTGCTAGACCCTGCATTTAGTATTGGGGCGCTTTTATCGCCTGAAGTTGCTTGCTCATAGGCGCTAATTAAGTCGGCTTCCGCCGCGCCTGAATCAAAACCTTTTGACTGTAGCCATTTTACTTTAAGCATTCTGCTTAAAAGGTGACCGTCAAATAGAGGTCTATCACCGCTAGTTACTACGGTTTTTACTGCAATATTGTTAGAGTCAATTACTGCCAAGTTAGAAATGTACTCGAAAGCTATTTCTAAATCTGAACTTGGAGGTGAGGGGAAAATAGTAAATTTATTTTGTTGTATTCTAAACTTGGCGTATATCGTTTCTGAAACTAAATTGCGCCCTTTTAGGTACTGCCATTCTTGAGCCGAAAGATTTTCTAAAGGGTTTCTATTTTTTCTCTCCCACCCTGTCTGGTCAATCATTCGCATAAAGTCAGGAGGTAGCAAAAACTCACTGGCCCCGCCGGCGGTTACATTTATTAAATGCTCTTTTACAAGAAATTCCCAATTAAAGGCGCGTACTAGCTCTTTTATGCAACCGTTTAATAAATACTGCATCTGTATAAAGCTAGCATCTATACTAGCGTAAGCGTCTACAGCAGGAGTCAACCCAACCTCAGCCGCAACCGTGTTAACTATTTCATTAGCTGTTTCTGAAGTTTGGGTTGTCATTTTTAATCCTTTTTAATTGCGCGATTTCTGTTAGTTTTAGGCTCGTTTGCGTTTGCTACTGGCTCTAAAGGTTGTTTATTAACCTCTACAGCGTTTAAACGGGCATTAAGCTGTTGTACGGTTGATTCAAGAGCATTTAATTTACTCTCAGCTTCAATTGCACGGTTTTCAGCTACTTCTAACTTTTCAGCTAACTGTATTGGTGAATTACCTGCGCGTGCTACTTCTAGCCATTTTGTAGCTTTGGCTTTTAAATCGTACCCGCCCATGCGCTGACTCGCGTGATTGTCGGACATAGCCGCCAACTGCTCAACAGTTTTAACATTTAAAAATGAGAGTTCTTCAGCTTGTGATCGGCTTATAACCGCCCACTCTGTTAGTGGAGTTCCTTCAATAGGGGCTTCTTTACGCTGTTTAAACGCTTCATAATGCTTGGGGAATCTTGATATGTCGTTAGGTCTAGCCGGACGACATACATTTGATGTACGGCTACCTGCGACTCGAATGTCTACATATTCTAATTCTTTAAAGATAGCTCTTGACTGTGCGGCTGTAGCCTCTTTGTCAGGTACCGTCTTGGTAAAAAATTTAACTAGTAAAGCCGCGTCGCCGGAATTATTACCGTCTTCAAATAGCGTATGGTCAAAATCTGCTTGTTGCATTTTTGTATCTCCTGTTTAAATGAACTTAGAGTATATGCCACCTACCAGACTTTGACAACTTTTACGCTACTGGTATTACACCCCAGACCCAATCGCCGTCTGCAAGTGCTACGCCAGTTTTATTAACTGCTTTAGTTGTTGAATCAATTTCGCCGTTGTTAGCAACTGTGCCTTGGGCTTCAACAAAAGCTACTTCTTCGTTGATATCAGTACCTAGAATAGCGTTGATATCAAAGCTAGTCGCAGAACCGGCACCAATACCGTTACCGCCGATATGTTGCGTTTCATGCGGTGCGGTGTCCTGTATACGAGCAAAATCTATGCTCTTAGGGTTCACAACGCCGGTAGCAATACCAAGACCTTGACTGCAAGAGCCGAGGTTACAACCGCCAACAAAAGCGCCGTCCGCATAATTACCGTCTAAGTCTGCTACTGCCGCAGGGTTTAAGCTATATGTTGGTACGTTTTTATTGCTCATAATAGATATCCTCTATTTTTAAAATGAAAAGCCCTGCCGCAAAAAGCGTAACAGGGCCTGTAATTCGCTAAAACAACTACTTAGCCGTTTGCGTCGTAACGTCCTTGGAACTGTCTTCCTGAACAGGTCATGTTACCGGCCCAACCAATTATCTGCACTTCGGCATCTTGGTTAGTCGCATAACGACGGTTAGGTGATAACGGAACCATGTTACGGTTAGCGTGCGGACGATAATGTAGGTAATCGGTATTCAAGAAGTACGCTGTTCCAGTTGGTGCGCCGCCTCCGTTTGAACCGTTATAGATACCGCCGTCTAACACGACGTCTGAATCCATAAATTTAACTGACATAAAGCCTGCATCAGCTTCTTTAGTGTTAGTAAAGCGTTGCTGTGCCTGTAACGACTCAATATACGCATTCCATACCTGAGTATCAGCCATGATAAGGTCAGGACGTTCTTGACCACGTACAAGCTGTGACCAGAGTACGTTCCAAAAGCCTTGTATCTTAGTTGGATCTAAACCGTTAGTGGCTGTTTGGTCGCTTACTGCGTTACGCCAAAAAGCATAAGTATTGCCGTCAATGCCGCCATACGATGCGGCTGTAGGGTCTACAGGTAGCGCGGCGTCTAGGCCGTCAATCTGCTTACCGCCTGCGGCTGTACCGTCTGAATACAAGCCACCAGTAATAAGGTTAGCAAGTGTTTTTTCGGCTACCGACAAACGAGATTCCATGAGGTCAATCATAGCCTCTTTACCTGAGTTCTGTAGCATTTCTAAACCAGAAATTACAACAGGTACAGCGGCTTGTTTCCAATCGAATTGCGCGGCTGAAATTACGTCACTTACGCCAGTAGGCAAAATGTCGTAACCTGAATACCAACCTGCGTTAGAGTTTTCAGCGAATGAAAGCTCTTGCATAATGTAGGTACCGCCAGAGACATTTTTAATTTTGCCTGCTTTTTTAAGGCGAGCAAGAAGGGCGTTGTTATTTGATACGTTATCTGCAATCTTCTTACTACGGTTTTCAATCGTAGTTGCCATTATATCGCTGATATTGGGGTTTGCAAAAGCCATGATTAGCTCTCCAATTAAGTTAAAATTAAGGTTCTATGCGCCTTTACTGTGTGTTGCTCTCGTCTTGAGTGGGCAAAAAGCTAGGGCTGTAAAACCGAAATTGAGACTTTGGGGTCTGTCCCTTGCGGGTGGCAGAAAGAGTCTATTTCAGGTTTTATAATGCCCTTAGCATAGTAAGTTGTTTACACGTTGTCAAGACCTTCCGCTTGAACTCTCGTTCCAATTAGCTTCTAGTTGTGAACGTAAGTCTGTATGGCCTCCGTCGGTTGCCACACCGCCGCGATTACTGTGTATTCCTGAAGCCGCATTTTGTCGTTTGCTAAGTTCGCCTTGCCCTTGTCGGCTACGCATTACTTTTTGAATTTCAGGGTGGAACTGTACCGCTTTTTCGTAAGCCTGATCCATAGTAATAACTTGATTGCGCTTAGTTGCCATTTCTAAAATGTCTGCCATATCCATACGGACGTCTTCAAAAAACTCTTTTTGAGACACTTGGCTAACACTGTTTGCCGCACGCTGTTTTACTTGGTACTGCTGTTCTTGTTGATTGCGTTGGCGCTCTTGCTCAAACGGAGCTAGCCGTTGATTTATTATGTTTTCAATATCAGGGCTTAATTTTCCCTGTTCACCTTGCTGTTGCTGTTGTTGCTCGCCTGACAAAACACTATCTAACGTTTCAATGTCTATACCGTAGTGAGATATTAAACCGGCTAACCGCTCTGCTTTCTGACGGGTGTTACCCATAGATAGCGAAGCCGCTGTCTCAAGCAAACCGTTTATAGCTTGCAAGGGATTGCTTACTCCCTGTGAGGCCATTAGAGCGCGATACGGCTCTACTGTTCTACCAAACTCGCTATGCAGTCGCCGTGCTTCGGAAGTATCTTGTAAAAGTTTGTTGACTTCTCCCTCCCGCTTGTTAATCTGCTTACGAACATTGTCTGGCAATTTTGCCCAATGCTCTCTAATTTCTGGCGTCCAACCAACGGGCGGTTTTTCGACTTTACTGCTTGGGTCTGCAAGCCCTTCGTTGTTTGGCTCGCCAGATTTT